GTCGGATTTTTCTGTGTACGCTTTTGGGGACTCGCCTTGCGCGGTGTAATCCCGAAGGCGCCTGGTGTCCGGCAGCGCCGGAACCGCGTGGCCACGCGCGCGCTGTTGCCGAGTTCCGAAGAGTCTGCCCAGAACGATGTACCGGCTCTGCCGCGGCGCGCGAAGGACCAAGGCAAGTGGCATCCGATGGTGCTTGAGTGGTGGGAGGCCGTGTGGCGCTCGCCGATGGCGGCTGAGTATCTCGACGCCGACATGAAGGGCGGCCTGTACCTGCTCGCGGAACTCCACCAGCAGCGGTGGACGGCAGACAGCGCGAAGGACGTTATTGCCGCTGCTGCGGAGATCCGGCACCAGGAAGTGCGATTCGGCCTCTCTCCGATCGATCGACGTCGTTTGCAGTGGGAAGTGGAGAAGGCAGAGAGCGCCGTTGAAAAGACTGCGACGCGCCGTCAGCGCCAGAACGCTCCGAAGGGCGACCCGCGTGATGTGCTGAGGCTCGCGAAGTGACAGTCTTCATGTTTCCGCCGGCTGACGAGGAGCCGTGGCCGACGCTGGGACCGGACATCTGCGATTTCATCGAAGAAAATCTGTGTCATGGGCCGGGCGATCTGCTCGGCAAGCCCGTGGTCCTTGACGATGAGCAGCGGGCGTGGATCTATCGCATGTACGAGGTCGAGCCTGCTGAACTCGTCTCGCGAAAGGATCGTGTCGTCGTCAAGACGCCGAATCCACGCGCCGGCAGGCGACGCTTCCAGCGATGTGCGTTGTCGCTCAGGAAGGGCAGCAATAAAACGGAGTTCGCGGCATGGATCGCAGCCTGCGAGCTGCACCCGGATGCTCCGGTGCGTTGCGATGGTTTTAGGAAGGGCCAGCCGATCGGCAAGGGTGTCACCGACCCCTATATCCCGATGATCGCGTACACGGAGGAGCAGTCGGAGGAACTGGCCTACGGCGCCCTTCGTCGCATCCTGCAAGAAAGCCGCATCGCCAACGACTTTGATATTGGCCTCGAGCGCATCATGCGGATTGGCGGCGATGGGAAGGCCGAGGCGGTCGCCAGTTCTCCAAACGCTCGCGACGGCGCCAGGACGACCTTCGAGCACGCAGACGAGACGCACCGATTCACGCTCGATGGTCTGAAGCGTACGTGGTCGGTAATGCTGGCCAATCTCGCGAAGCGGCCGTTGGCTGACCCGTGGGCGCTTGAAACGACAACTGCGCCGAAGCCGGGAATGGGATCGGTCGCGGAAGGCACGATGCGATACGCAAAGACGGCTGCGGAATCGAAGACAGGGAATCCGCGGCTCTTTTTCTACCATCGCGAGGCAGCACAGCAGCACGACATCGCCACGGATGAAGGATTGCGGGCGGCCGTGATCGACGCATCCGGACCCTACATCGGTGCGTGGAGTGACATCGATCGGATTGTGGAAACGTTCCACGATCCCGATGCCGATGTTGCCTATCTCGAGCGTGTGTGGCTGAACCGGCCCGTGCAGGCATCGGGGATGGCCTTCGACGTTGATCAATGGCGCTCGCTTAAGAAGCCGTGGTTCACAGTACCGAAGGGCGCTCTGATAACGCTTGGCTTCGATGGCTCGCGTTACGATGATGCGACCGCACTCATTGCGACACATGTAGAATCCGGGTATCAGTGGCCGTTAGGCATTTGGGAGCGCCCACTCACGGACGCGAATTGGGAAGTGCCGATTGCTGAGGTAGACGGCGCTGTTGCTGACGCCTTCGAGCGCTGGAACGTCTGGCGCATGTACGCCGACCCCCCGAAGTGGGAGAGCTGGATCGCGCAGTGGGCGGGTCGGTATGGCGATAAGCGAGTCCTCGAGTGGTGGACGAACCGGCGAAAGCCTATGGCCTACGCGATTCGCGCGTTCGTTACCGCGCTGACCGCAGGCGACATCTCGCACGACGGCAACCCACGTCTCGAGTCTCACATCGCCAACGCACGCCGTCTCTACACGAATCTCGTGGACGAGGAGGAGAAGCCGCTCTGGATTCTCCGCAAAGAGCGTCCCGACAGTCCGAACAAGATTGACGGCGCGATGGGCGCAATCCTCTCATGGGAGGCACGCAACGACGCCATCGCGTCGGGTGAATGGCGCTCGCCTGTGAGCGTGTACGAAGGCCGCGGAGTGCTGACGCTGTGAACTTGAAGCATCTGCCGCGGTTCCCGCGTTTGCTCACGAAGCGGGCTTCGCCCGAGAATCCGAGCACTAACCTCTCCGATCCGGCATCGTGGCTCTTTGATGCCTTGGGTGCGCGGAAGAGTGCCGCCGGTGTGAACGTCTCTGAGTCGAATGCGATGCAGGCCAGTGCGGTCTATGCCTGCGTGCGCGTGCTCTCTGAATCGGTCGCGTCGTTGCCTCTCCCCGTGTTCCGTCGCCGCGATCCCAAGGGGAAAGACATCGCCCGCGACCATCCCCTCTACCGCATCCTTCACGACCGGCCGAATCCTGAGATGTCCAGTTTCGCCTTTCGTGAGACGCTGATGGCACATCTCGCGTTGTGGGGGAATGCGTATGCCGAGATCGAAATGAACTCGGCGGGGCGGGTGCTGGCCTTGTGGCCGCTCCGTCCTGACGCGATGCGGGTACGTCGTGTCAATAACGAGTTGCTGTATGAGTACACGCTGAACGGAGAGGTCATTCCACTCGCGCGGAACCGCGTGCTCCATATCCCCGGCCTCGCATACGATGGGTTGATTGGCTATTCCCCGATTGGGCTAGCGCGTCAGGCCGTTGGGCTGACAATGGCGACGGAGCAGTTCGGTGCCACCTTCTTTAGCAACGGAGCTCGTCCCGGTGGCGTGTTATCGCATCCTGGACAACTCAGTCCAGAGGCAGCGAAGCGTCTCAAGATCTCATGGGAAGAGGCGCAGGGCGGGCTCACGAATGCCCAGCGGACTGCGGTGCTCGAGGAGGGCGTGACGTTTACGGAAGTAGGAATACCGCCAGATCACGCGCAGTTTCTCGAAACGAGGAAGTTCCAAGTCCGGGAGATTGCCCGGATTTTTCGTATCCCCCCGCATCTGATCGGCGATCTCGAACAGGCGACGTTCTCGAATATCGAACAGCAATCGCTCGAGTTCGTCGTGCATACCCTTCGTCCGTGGTTGGTGCGGTGGGAGCAGACGCTCAACTACGCGTTGTTTTCCGATCGAGATCAGGGCGAAGCGTTCTGCGAGTTCCAAGTTGAGGGGCTGCTTCGCGGCGATAGCGCACAGCGCGCGGCGTTCTATACTGCTCTGTTCAATCTCGGCGTGTTCTCCCCGAACGACATCCGGGATAAGGAGAACCTGAACCCGGTTGAGGGCGGAGATGTTCGACTCGTGCCACTCAACATGACGACGTTGGAGAATGCTGGGAAGCCGCCCGAACCCGCACAGCCGCCGGCTGGCGACTCCGCCGCAATCGCCTCGCGACTGAAGTCGACCAACGGAAACGGGAGGCACTAGTGACGCAATCTGCGATTGAGCGCCGATTCATCTCGGCGCATGAACTCCGCGTGCTCGATACTGGCACGCCGCGTATCGAAGGCTATGCGGCGCTGTTCAACTCTCGCTCTGAGGATTTGGGAGGATTCGTTGAGGAGATCGCGCCCGGCGCATTCGCGAACGCGATCAAGAGTTCTGACATTCGAGCACTCTGGAATCACAATGAAAACTACGTGCTCGGTCGCGTGCGATCGGGCACGCTCGCAGTCAGTGAGGATGCGCGCGGGCTGCACATCGTGAACGATCCGCCCGACACGCAATGGGCGAGAGATCTCATGGTGTCGCTGCGGCGTGGTGACGTGGACCAAATGTCCTTCGGGTTCATTGTGGCCAAGGGCGGCGCGACATGGCGAGAGGAGGGCAACACGCTCGTTAGGACGATCACGAACGTGGCAGAAGTACGCGACGTCTCGCCAGTCACCTTCCCCGCATACACGGATACGTCCGTAGCGGTCCGATCGCTCGCAGAGTGGCGAGAGTCGCCGCGGTTTCCTGCGGACTGGCTTGCACAGATAGAAACGTTCAGGCGGCGACATAAGCAAGCTCTAACTGATCTATGAGAATCGACAACACGAACGCTGTACCGAAGGGCCGGGACTTCTCCCGGCCCTTCGTATTTCCGCGCCTTGGTGCGCACAACCTAACGGAGGTACGATGTCTCTAGTTACCGCCAAGGCGCTGCGTGAACAGCGAGCGAACTTGGTCACTCAGGCACAGGCGATTGTTGACACCGCCGCTGCCGAGCAGAGGAACATGTCGGATGAGGAAATTCAGCGATTCGACAAGTTCCACGATGAATGCGAGGCGCTGAAGGCGCAGTACGAGCGCATCGAGCGCGAGCCAGTCTACGTCTATCCCTCT